TTGTATAGGCCACGCTGGCGGTATAGCCAGCGTTCGTCGAAAAGCTGCTGTTATCATCGCGTTGCATGGTGAGCGCCGTATCGGTGACATAGCCGATCCAGTAACTTGTGCCAGCCGTCAAGCTCTGCGGGGTTGTCAGCGGCATGGTCACGGCAGTCAAAGCCGTTGCGCCCGTGACCTGCGATCCGGTTGACAGCAAAGTGCCGGGGGAACCGCTATTATCCGCGTAAATCGCCGGTTTGAAATTGGCGCTGCTGGAGGTGCCTGCGGGCATGATGCTGATACTGTTCAGCGTTGCCGCCACCGGCGCAGTGAATTTCCGCAAGTAAAGCTGGCCGCCCGACATATAAGTCGTCGATCCCGACAGGCTGAAATAAGCGCCTAAAACTCCCGCGCTAGGCGTGAAAGCAACCGAAGCATCTGCGGTCGGGAACAAGGTTTCGACACGGCTGTCGCCGCGCACGGCGTTGTTGGCCGTACCCGTGCTATCGAACACATACATATCATCGAAATTGCATGTGCTGCCGCACAAGATCACCTGATTGGCATAGGCGTTACTGCTGTTTTTCAGATTGCCGGTGCCGCTGAACACCGACACGCCATCGAGATATACATTATAAGAGCCGCTTGCGGCAAAAGTCAGATCCCACTCGACGTAATGCCAGGTATTGGCGGTAATCGCCGCGGTCGAAATGGCGATCTGGGTACCACCGAGGCCGCCGTTCCACAGAACCAGTTTGCCCGACGAATTAAAACCCACCGCGCATTGATTTGTACCGGCGTCACCAAGGATGACACCGCTGTTGCCCGACAGGTTCGGATTCATGGCGATGCCACCGATCAAGCGGCTGTAGTTCGACGGCAAGGTTCGGCTGGCCGTGAAATAGCTATACGATAGCTGCAGGGCGAGGCTGTTGGAGAAACGACCAGCGACGAAGGTCGAGGAACTGGTCGGCACCGTCGTCCATTCGTTACCCATCGTCGAATACTGCGTGGCGCAATTGACGGGGCCGTATTTGTCGAACCCGTCCCAAAATATCTCGGCCATGACTTACCTCGTTCCGGTGATGGTGTAGCTGGGGCCAGCAAAGGTGGCATCTGCAGTCGCAGGCGCATCCAGTTCGAGGACATCACCCGCATTCAAAATAACTTGGGCTGCGAATGTGAATGTTCCGACTGTGGCACTGGCCGCAAAATTGATGCTGCCGATTAAGGTGCCGTTCTGTTTGATCGGCAAGGTGACGGCTGCAGTCGGCGCTGTCTGGCAAACAGCGCGACTGCCGGTCAGGTTGATCGGCAGAGTAACGGCGCGCACCATCTCGATGCGGAACAAGGTTTGTCCGGCAGTCGGGAGTCCCGGCAAATACCCCGCGATATCGTATGGGTTTGTGCCTGCGTTCGACGCGACAGCAGTCACTTGCCCCGCAGCATTGTAGGTGACGCCGCCATAGGTGCCGCTTGATCCCAAAAGCGGAAACCCTGTCCCCACCGGAGTGTAGGAATAAGCCGTGCAGGTCGAAATATCCTGTACGCCGCCACCCCAGATATTGAAGCTCTGCAATTTGAGCGTGATCGGGACGCCGACATAGGCTTCCGGCAGATCATATTTGAATATCTGGTTATCGAGCCGGACGAACTGCGTGCCTGACGCGTGACCAGCCGCCGTGGAGCCATAGATTCCGCGATACAAGGTAGTGAGATTATAAAGGCCGGTTCCCGTCAGCGTCGCGGTTTCAAAGGAGAGCAATTCGCCATCGCAATAGCAGAGCGTCCGGTAATTTGACGCATCTGCCGAAGTGCCGGAGGATAAAGCGCCACCGCTTTCATTCAGATTGACCGCAAGCGTATGCGCTGTATCGGGATTACCCCCGGTATATGAAGCCAGCGCTGCCGACAACACGCCCATGCGCGCGGGGCCGGTGATCGTGCCAACTTGCTGGTAATCGACGCCATCCGCCGACAGCCACACATTGCAGCCGCCCCAATTGGGATCAGCAACGCCGCCTGTGCCACCGGATGCGGCGATCCAGACCTGGGCGGTACCGCCCGTCAGGGTCGCTTCCGGCTCAAAGATCATCGGCGTGTTGACCGATGCCGGAACCTGCGCCGGGTTGATCGTAAGATTGCTGCTATTGCTTTGTGACGGATACTCTGTCGCTGCCGCCGTGCCGGACGGAAATTCCTCGGCGACCACCGTCAAGATGCCTTGGTCATCTTCCTCAATCGATGTGATGCGCACCGCGACTTGCGTCATGCCCATGCCAGGATCGGTCAGCGTGACCAAATCCATTGGCTCCAGCAGGAAATATTCCCAACTCAGCTTGAACGTATAGGTGTTGCGGATATTGACTGCACGCTGGCAGATCAAACCGGCTGCAATATTCGCAACCGAGGCTTGCGTAAATTCGTCGGCCTGTATCTGGTCGGCAACGCGCAAGCCGAACTGCTCAATGCTGGCCTGGTCGCGCGCTTCGGCGATATTGGCGTTATAGAGAACCGTGCAGTCCGAAAATTCCAGGCGATAGCAATTATAGGCATCGTTCGGGTCGGAACGGATCAACTGCACCGGATCGGCATCATCCGGGCGCACGAAGTCTTTGTCTGATAAATCATAAACCGGCGTAACATTCGGCACGAACACATAGCCATTGCCGGTGACGGGCGTGTCGCCATAAGGAATGGCCTTCAATACCGATCCCGACCAGACAGCGGCCGTATTGGTGATCTGAAACCACCGCGCCAGCACATCGTTCGCTTTTTCGACCGAATTCAGGCTCGGCGAAAAATCAAGACCCACTGCACGGCAATAAGCTTGCCATGAGGCATCGCCGGTGGTTGTGGCGTTCGAGCCGGAGAACCATGACGGATTATCGATACAGGCCGGAGGCAAGCCAACACCGTGCAATCCTGTCAGGTAGTCCTGCGCCACCAGCGGGACGTCGGCGTCGCCGCGGCCATTGATGCCGGTGTTGTAAAGCGCCCCGTAAGTTTCAATCTTCAGCTGCGGCAACGCGTCGTTGGAGCCGAGATCAAAATTCGCAGAGCAAAGATAGGCAATGTAACGGTAATTGAGCGCCTGGGCTGCGTTATAAGATACGAGCCAGCCCCATGCGGTTTGCGACGAGGTGCCGAGATAGGCCGTCAGACCTAACGCGCCGGGGCTGCCATACTGGTCTTTGCCTTTCCATATATTCCCGAAGCCGCTGATGGGGCCGCAGCAAATGCCGAAGATCGCGCCGGTCTGATAGTCGTAACTTTGCTTACTGCCACCGCCATTATGAACCAGCACGCCATCGGCGAAATAATTGTGATGCGGCTCAATCGTCAGATTATAGGTAAAGGCAATATCAGGCGAAGAGACGATTTCCTTGATCGTGGATAGGCCGTCATCTTCATGCGCCAGCCTGTCGCCGACCTTCCAGTCCTTAGCCTCGATCTTTGCTACACCGTCACGCCACAAATAATGATTTTCTGTGACATGCAATTCGCCGCGGTCATGGCGAATGCGCAGCATATGATCGTGGCTGTCATTGGCCACATCATGCTTATGGATAAGCGCAACCCGTCCCATAACCTTGGCGCCAGTTTCGGGATCCACGCACCAGACCGGATCGCCGACCCGCATATCCTCGATATAGCGCGCGCAATGCGGCGTCGAAACCTTCGTCTCCGGCGCAAAGCAGCCGGAACCACCGCCTTTGCCGCCGCTTTGTTTCTGGGCAATCGCCTGAAAATTGCCATACCAGAGCAGATTAATGGCACCCGCCGCGCATCCCCAGATCATCGGCACCGGCAAGGTGGCAATCGATGTATTGATCGAGATGTCGGTGAATTCTGGCTTTGCCGATTTTCCACCGCCAAAAAGCCAACTCATGACCGCCTCCAAGGGCTGAAATAACGACGGTTCTTATTTTCCGACAGCGGGCTGGGTAGCGAGATGTCGGTTTCGACCACCATGCCTTCGGGTCGATAAGCATGGACGATCAGCGGCCAGCCGATGACGACAGCGCCGTGCGCATAGGCGCGACCAATTTTCCAAACGGCCATGTCGCCCGGCTCAGGCGTTTCCACTTCCTGCGAACACGCCATCATGGCTCCGAGATAACGCTCGTCGTCTTTATGCAAATGCCATTGAATAGAATAAGGCCGTGGATCGAAGGCAGGCACTATACCGGCATCGACGTAAACGCGCACCAGAAGCATGCCGCAATCAACACCCGCGCCAAGCACGTCGGCTTGATGATGATAAGGCGTGCCGATCCAGCGCCTGGCCTGTGCGACCACGGCGGCTCGTTGTTCTTGTTCCGACATTCTGTTTCAGTACATCGAGAGTTCGGGCGGCGGCACGAACGGAAAGCCGCGAAAATTGGCGAGATTATTGAAGCGCCCCTGGCATGTCGCCATCGTCTTGTCGCAGCCCTTGTAAACGACAAAGCTGTCGCCAGCGGCTGGCAGATAATCGAGCGGGCGTGAAAGCGTCAGGCCCGATGTTGTTGATTGGCGCACCGTGCGCGAGACACCGACATTGGCGCCGCTCTCAAATGTGATGGTACCCTGGTCGTATACGTCCACCGCCGATCCAGACCAAGGAATATAGGTAAGGCTGGGGCCGGTTCCCACCGTACCCGATGCGCCATTGGCAGATTTGACCATGGTGCAAAGGCCGTCATAGAGCGTGTTAAGGCAATTCGGCTGCCAGATATCGCGCGGCATATCGACCGCCAGCTTGTTGAGCATGGATTTGACGGTCATTTTGCAGCTGAGGCGGCCTATATTATCGACCGTCGCCACGAGACCATGGAAGGATACCACCGCCGTATCGCCGATCACCGTTCCCCCCGGTTCCGTCAGCACTGCGCGCGCCCGCTCAATCGTGGCGCCATCAAAACGGCCTTCGCGCACCGCAATCGGCCATGACAGACCGGCTATGGTCGATGTTGGTTTGAACGATATGTCCAGCTCCTGTTCGTCGATATCGACGCCGCAGGTCTGTTTCAGCTTAAGGCCGTCGATCAGAACATCGCCAGCGACATAGACAAGTGCCGGTGCGCCCGTTTGGGGGATCGTGACCGTATATTGGGCGTTTGTGTATCGGGCAATCGTTCCATCGGCGAGAGTGACCGTAAAGCAATCGGAAAAAGTCAGTTCGCGGTTGTTGGCCAGAGCGGAAATGACCGCTGTTGGTGCTGTTTTCATGGGATCACCCTCACGGAATGACAGTGGTCAGTTTGAGTTCATGTAGCGTCCAGAGGTTCGCCATGAACTCTTCGAAGTCTTGCGTGTCGGCGGCGAAGCGACAGATGAAGTAATAACGGAACGACGCCGTGATTTGAGCGCCATTGGCGGGCGCGGTGTTGAAGGTCAGCGCGTTGGGGGATGCAAAAGTATAGCTGGTTGGATCCTGCAAGGTTCCGGCGACATAAACGGCGGATAGATCAGCCGAAAACACATAGCCCACCGGCTCTGACGCTTCGCCGACCGTCCGTTGCAGCGTAAAGACGGTCGTAACGCCATCGCCAGTTGCTTGTGCGCCC